GGTTCAAATGTGGTGTGGCCGAGTTCATACAAATCTTCATAGATATATTCTTTTCTTTTTATATCTTTTAAATCCTGTAGTAAAAAAGACATTTCGGCAAAATATTCTATTGCACCATATATAACCGACATCTGTTTTAGATATAAAGCATAATGTTCTTTTGTAATATTGCCATGTAATAGGTACTGTACAAATGGTTTTGCTTCTGCTTCTCGATGTTTAGCGTTTGTATAATCTCTCAGTATACTCATTTTGCCACCTGACTGAAATTGTTTTTCTTTTCAAATTTAATAATTGACCTAAACTTATCAAATAATTGGTCACCTTTGTGTGATATAACAAAAATGTTTGTATCACTTCCCATCTCGTGAATTAGTTTTAAAAATTCTTCTGTGCCAACACCATCTAAAGACGAATCAAATACCTCATCAAGTATTAGTAGATTGGTGTTTGTGCTGTTCTTTAACTTGGCAATCTGACGCCATGTAAACAATAAAGCCAAATCGATACGCATCTTTTCGCCTTCTGAAAAGTTGGCATAACTAAACTCATCACGATGCCTTGATTTGATTGTTTCTTCAAACGATTCATTAATATTAAAGTTCACAAAGAAATCCATGGCCGTCAAATACTTATTAATCAGTTTGTTCATGATAGGTAAATATTGACGAATGATTTTAGTTTTAATACCAGTATCTTTTAACAGATTACCAGCAAATTCATAGTATTGTTTTTCGGATAAAAGCTCTTCCTGTTTGGCAACCAATGCAGCCAATTGAGTTCTGAGTTCTTTTAACTTGGCATTTTCTTCTTCTAACGAATCTTTCTTGGTAGATAAATCACCAATCTCTGTTTGAAGTTTATTAATGAAAGTATGTACCGCTGATATCGTTGAATTGTGTTTGACAATTTCATTGTTATGAGCCTGTATGTGTTGAATTATTTTTTGTATTGCATCAATTCTATCACTTGTTTCAGCAATCTGTTTAGCAATATCTGTCAATGCATTATTAACTTCAACTTTGTTATTGTTTAGTGTAGTAATTTGTTCTTCTCTAAACTCTTGGTCAATACCTTGTTTACAAGTAGGACAATCGCTATTGTCATGATAGAACAATACTTCTTTTTCAATCTTCTTCAAACGTGATTCTAATTTAGATTCTAATTGAACCAATTTACCACTCTTTCTTTGCATGGCCATTTGATCCGAAATTTTACTATTCAACACATCAATATGCTTTTGAATTAACTCAACATCTTTGGTTAATTTTTTAATTTGTTCTTCTGAATCTACAATCTCTTTTTTCTTCTTTTCAATCTCGGCATCATTGTGTTTCTTATGTTCTTCGATACTCTGTTTCTGAAAATTAATTCTTTCAGATGTCAAATCCATTTCATATTTGTTTTTGGTAGATGTGTCTTTAATCATTGCCATCTTTTCTTTGACCACACCATTCATTGACGAAAATATTTGAATATCTAATAAGTCCTCAATAATGGCTCGCCTATCAGATGGAGATAATTGCATAAATGGAACAAATGAAGCAGAACCTAAAATAACAACTTGAGTGAACGATTTATAATTTAATTTAAGAATAAACTTCTCTAAGTGTTCTTGGTAATCTTTGGCTTTGGCATCTTGGTCGACCATCACACCATTGCAATGAACCTCGAATGTGTTTGGTTTGATACCACGAATTACTTTGTATTGTTTTTTGCCAATAGAGAATTCAATCTCAACGACACAATCAGATTGATTAATAGAGTTTGGTAGTTGTGGTTTGTTAATCTTACGAAACGGTTTACCAAAAAGACCAAAACATAAGGCATCTAAGATAGTAGATTTACCAGCACCATTGTTACCAATGATGAGTGTGTTTGGTGATTTGGTTAACTGTATTTCAGTAAAGTTGGCTCCGGTTGAAAGAAAATTCTTCCAACGGACTTTTTCAAATTTAATCATATTAATTTATTGTTGCAATATCATCAATTAAAGTCATTGTTCCGTAACAACAAACATTCCATTTAGTAATACCTTTTTCTGTAGTCATTTCATCAAACATCGGAACATTAACTCTGAAGTGTTTTACTAAGTGTTCTTTACCATCTTCAAAAATTCTCCAGTCATAACCAGTATTATTATGTTGTTGATTGAATCTTATGTGATATTTTTTCATGCCTGTTCTTGGTTCAATGCCTCAACATATAATTCACGCATTACTGTTTTTAGCTTTTCATTATCAATGTGTTCTTCTTGAATACCATCCACAAATTTATTAATAATTGTAATAGTATCTTCTGCTTGATCCACCATATCATCTTCTACACCTTCTGTCAAGTCTGTGAAGTCCTCGGCAATGGTAATATCGACAGGATTAACATTGTACAGATTGTTCATAAACTTGTCAAACAGATATGGATTAGTTTTGTTGACTACCACAACCTTAACATAGGTATTGGTATATTTGCTTAAATCTTTATTATTAATTTCGGTAATTGATTCCACCTTGTCATCATAGATGATGCGGTGAAACATTACATTTGGATTTTTTATGAAAGTAAGGTCACGAGTGCCAAGGTCAAAAATGTGAAACCCTCTATCATCATTATAATCTTGCCAAGTAAGTTCATAGGGGTTTCCGAGATAATGTATACCATCAGATGAGCTCCGATGATGATAGTGACCGCTAAAAGTAAAATCAAACTTTCTGAATAATTCACGACTTAATCCTTCTTGACTTGGCATACCACGATGCATCGCAAAGCCTTGAATCTCAAAGTGACCCATACAGATATCAGCATCGGTATTGGATATAATGTCCATACAATCATTATAATTTTCAGGACAAACCCAAGGTACCATACAGATATTTGTATTCTTCACATCAATTACAGTTGGTTTTGAAATTACATTGATGTTACTGTATTCTTGTAATAACAAATCAACCGAATTTACATCATTGGTATTTTTAAAATAGGTATCGTGGTTGCCAGCCAACATGTATACCTGTATGCCTTTTGCATACAATTTATCAAAGAACATTTCTCTTGATCGTTTGAGTGTAAAAAAGTTTATATACTTTCTACGATCAAATGTATCACCTAAAATAAGAACAGTATCAATACCATGTTCATCAAGAGTTGGGAAAAAAGTATCCCGATAAAATCTTTCATAATAATCCAAAAAATGGATTGAGTCATTACGAGCACCAAAGTGCTGGTCCGTTATAATAGCTATTTTCATTTTCTCTCAATATCTTCTTCTTCACATCTTTCACCATATTGAACCTCTACAACTTTTAATGGTTCACTTGAATTATTCTGTAGTTGGTGCCACACACCAATTGGTATGTTTACTGTGTTATGTTTGTAATAAGTATTTTTTGAAACTGAGGTTAATCTTTCTTCAATGACTGTTGCCTCGCCTTCAACAATATGCCAATGTTCATTTCTGTATTGGTGTCTTTGCATTGTTAATGATTGATTAGGATTTACAACCAATTCTTTAACTTTGGTATTTGGTGTTTCATATAAGACACGATAAAAACCCCAAGGTCTTTCTGTTTTAGGAGATTTCCATTCGTCTAGTAAACTTGAAGATGAGTTTAATTTGGTTTGACCACCAATACCAAAAACAAATTCAACACCATCAACGATCATTTCTGGTATATTGTCTTTAGTTCTATCACCACCATTTGCAAATATAATATTACTATTTGGCCATGTTTTCTTTACTGTATCCAATAGTCTAATTGCACTACCATCTGTATCGTCAAACCTAACAATGTAATCAACAGATTTAAGTGCCTTTAATATTTTTGACCTTTCATGCCAATTCATAAAGGCTCTGCCTTTTTTTCGAATCAGCCACTCATCACTATTAATACCAACAACTAGAGTGTCGCCAAGGCTTTTGGCTTCATTTAGGTAAGCAACATGTCCTGAGTGTAAAGGATCAAAACCTCCAGAAACAACGATAACTCTTTTAGTTTCGGTCTGGTTTTCTATGTTCGGTGTTATCATAATATTTTATCTCAATTACTGATTCATTTGGTCTATTGCCAGCAAAGAATGTGGCTTCTTGTAATGTTTTGAACCATTTAAAAAATACAATCGTTTCAGATTGTGTTGGGTAATAACAAACTTTATACATTATATCACTCCTCTATAAACTTTTCAATACCCTTTGGCTTGTTTACCGCTTTTTTATTTGTTTTGGCTTCTTCATAGTTTTCTATAAACTCGGCAATATTATCATATAGTTCAAATTGCCTTGAAGTACCATCTTCAAATTCCATCAATTCAAATTCATCCAAAATACCCATCTGTTCTGTGGCTTTATACTTAACATATAATTGTTTCTTTTCTTTGCCAATCCTACGTAAAAAAGCATAGTAGATAATCTGTGTAAAGTAGGCAAATGGATTTTTGGATTTATTTGGATCAAAGTTATCAAAATACATTAGACAGTTTTCAATACCATCTGACATCATTTCATCACGATAGGTATAATTAATGAAGTTGGGTTTATGTGATAGACCTTCTGCTATCTTCATAAAGCACTCACCAATGTAATTTGGAATGGGTGGAGGAGGCAGTTTATTCTTCTTAGCATCCTTTTGTGCCGCTTTATAGTCAATTAAAGCCTGTAAAAAATCAGCATTGTTTATATAATGTTTTTGTTTAGTCGCCATGTTTACCACATAAAGTTATTGACATTCGCTTGACAAGAGTGTAAAGTCGAGTATGTCCTGGGTTGAAGTATTAATGTAATGTATCATTACCTTGGTTCATCGTATTATATTCATCAACTATTTCTTGTATTTCTTCGTCAGTCATATCTTTTACTGTAGCTTTTGCATCTAACAAACGTTTGACTTTTTCCACAGTATTGAGATAATATTCAGAGAATTCATCGTCTGGTTCCAAAACACAAAGAACGTCATGAGTATTTAATTGAATATGATTTTTCTTAAGCAGTTGAACTGGCAACCAATGCCTCATAACTAAACCAGAATGACTACCTCGGTAATCAACTTCAAAAGACATTGGTTCATCGATATCATAATATTGAATACCATTAGCCGTTACATTACCAATGATATCTTCACCATTCTTTAATCGAACTATTTTTATAGTGTTCATTTTTTTAGTCCTATTTTATAAATTTTGAATGGAAACTTTTCTTCATTATATACTTTGGTTCTTTCCACAAAATGCTTAAGTGTAAAATTCATATGTTTCTTATATCTTAAATCATCAGCTATGTCATAAAGTGTGGCTTTTTCTTTGCCTTCACTTTGTCGTAATCCTCGACCGATTGATTGCAGATTACGAATCCTTGACTTAGAAGGACTTGCAAAGATGATATTGTGTAGATTGCGAATGTTAATACCAGTACTAAAAGTACCAAAAGATGCCACAACAATCGCATCATTCTCTATCTCCATAATTCTTCTTATTTCTTCTCTGTCAGTAGCATCAATACCGCCATGAACAAAAAAAACTTTTCGATCACCAATCTTCTCGGTGTTCTTAATCATATCATACAATATTTGGCCATGTTTGTCAACCATTTGATACAGTATGAGTGTATTTTTACCTAAGCTAACTGCAAGATTCTTAATGAATTTATTTCTATTTTCGTTCGCAATTAAGTACTGTATTTCTTCTTGGTATGTTTTATCTTTTAGTTGTAAACATATTTCATCATCGTGTTTAAGAACTAAACATTTAATTTCAAAATCAGATAACTGTTGTTTATCAATTAATTCTTTGGTACTAATTACTTTTTTAACAGGACCAAAAAGACCCTCTAAGACAAGCTTGTGTGTTTTTGTACCATCTAATGTACCAGTAAGACCTATCCTATATTTAGCATTGATACAGGAAGTCAATATTGTGGTGAGAGATTGCGCTTTGAACAGGTGTGCTTCATCTCCAATAATATAATCAAACTGGTGAAAGTATTCTTTTGGTAATTTGTACAATGATTGCCAAGTGGATATTGTTAAAGCTTTGTCTGATTCTTTTTCTTTGCCTTGGTAGATACGATGAACGTCTGTCATTTCACCATCATTGTAATCACCAAAATCGGAATATAATTGTTCAACTAATGAAGTTGTGGGAACAATAACAAGTCCTTTGAGATTTTGATACTGATGAAGTTGGCGGAAGATTAGATAGATGATAAGAGATTTACCAGAAGCAGTCGGTGAAACTAACAACGCTCGGCGTTTTTGCATTGCATGAATGTATGCATCAATCTGGTGTTCTCTTACTTCAATTGGTTCACCACGAGAATGTATATTCAAAGATTCGATAAATTTTTTGGCATGGTATACTGAGTATTCATCTTCAACATC